GGTAGTCAACATGTTACTAATGAGGTACTTACAGAGCATTCTGATAGTGTTGTAATCACACCACCATATAATACTGTTGGACCATCACACGTAACGATAACAATTGATGTACAAGGTTATGGTACACTAACTGAAGATGCTCAATCTACCACTGCGATTATAATTGATCAAACGCCTGATTTTTTAGTACCGGAGTCTAGAGATAAGTTGAAGGATGAAGATCCTGTGATCACACCAGATTCTACAGTAACAACAACTATAGATGTTACTGATATTGATATACCCGTAGAGATCAAATCTAATCATCCGATTCAGGTTGAGGTAGAAGATTTTGGTTGGGTAGACCTAAAGGAGATTTGATATGTCATTTCAATGGAGTCATTTTAATAATGCTATGCGTGGAGGTGCTTGTGAGAATGGTAATTATTGGTGGCCAAGTTATCATAATTGGGTACATATAGTAAAAACAAGAATATCTAATACCTACATGACTTATCTTGGAAGGTATGCAGAACCTAGTGGATTGGCAGGTTGGTTTCAGGGATTCGTGTCACAATATCCGGATATTGCTAATAATCCATGGACGATGCCTACGCAAAGCCATTTAAATGCTTCTATTATAGCTGGTGCTCAAGCAAGTGGTGAATGGGGTTATTTTCACAATTGGCTAGGATCTGGATCGTGTCCACCACCACCTGTATATGGATGCACGAACTCTACTGCTGCTAATTATAATCCAAGTGCTGATACTGATAATGGAAGTTGTTGGTGGTATAATGCAAGTGTTAGTATATCGGCAAATCCTACTAGCATAATAGTTGGTCAAAGTACTACAATATCTTGGAGTAGTTCAAATGCACAATCAGTATTAGTTAGTGGGGGTACATTGAATTCAACTTCATTGAATGGTAGTCAAATAGTATCTCCCTATAGTACAACAACTTATAATATTACTGGGTGGGCATATGGTAATGGAGCTAGTGGTAATGATGGCGTAATAATTACTGTATATGTTCCTCCAGTTGTTAATATATTTTTAAATTCAAGTACTATTATATTAGGACAGAGTACCACATTAACTTGGACTACAACTGGTGATGCTGATACAGCAAATTTATCTCCTATATTAGGTAATGTACCTATAAATTCTAACGTAAGTATATCACCAACATCCACTACAACATATACTATTAGTGTTAGTGGACCTGGTGGTAATGATTCTGACCAGATTACTATTACTGTATTACAACCACCTATTGTATCTATTAATAGTGATTCGTCAGTAGATTATGGTGATAGTGTTACAATAACATATAGTGGTGTTAATTGTAATGAATCACTTAGTATTGTTCCTGTTTATACATATTTGGATAATACCACAACTACTGGTGCTACAATTCAACTCACTCATGGTGATAATGTTAGTGGTACTTACATTGATAGTCCACCATATAATACTATAGGTCCAAAGCGTGTGTTGTATACTTTAACTGGTAATGGTAATACATTATCTGATACAGATTCATCAACTACCTATTTTGAAATAGATCAGATACCTAATGCCATTGTGATACCAGAATCGCTGGATAATATTAAGGATGAAGATCCAGTTATATCTCCAGATGATACAGTAACAAGTCAAACCTTAGAGATTACTGATATAGATATACCTGTTGAGATTAAATCTGATGCACCAGTACTTGTTGAAATAGATGATGATAATAATTGGCGTAAACTTCGTGAAATATAGACCCATAAATACCTATGATATTTGTAAATAATCGATGACGTATCAGTTTGCTGATTCTAATTCACCAGTATTTGTAAGCGAAGGGCAAACTGTTCGTTTTAAATTTAAGGCACCTTCAGCTTGGAATACTACTTTAAATGTAACAATTAAAATTGGTGAACAAACTGCTGTTTGGTTCATTCATACAATAGCAGAAGATTTTGCGCCAGATCCATTCCCATTTTCAGATTTAGATGATGCACTTCTAGATACTGTATATACATATGGAGATGGATCTAGACAAGGGGAGAATGTTGTTACTGTTAGTGGTTTAACTCCAACAACGGAGGCTATGGTATCATTACTCTCAACGCATAATGAAAACCCTAATGGTATAAACTATCAGATTCGCATTAAAGAAATAAGTGAAGGTTCTAATACATGGACTGACTGGCACGTTCCACAATCTGGAGAAAGTGTAAAGAATACTGATCAAGTTCAGGTACGATTAAGATCTAGTGTTGATGTAGGTATAGAGTTATCAGTAACTCTTGTTATTGGGACTAGAGATGAAACATGGAAGATTATAACAGCAGTTCCACCACCAAATGTACCAGTTCCATTCCCAAACTTTGATGATTTAGTTGATCTTCCTGTATCTACACTTGTTTATAGTAATATTCTGCAGATTCAGGGTTTACCTAATACTGCAATTATCCAAACTTCTGACAATGCTTTAATTGGTGTTTCGTCATCAAATAGTTATGTAACAGATGGTCTTTATGATATCTTAGATGATGGTACTGGCACACCTATAACATTTGCTACTTCTGCTTCACAACCAACTATTCAGAATGGACAATTCTTACAGTTAGCAATAACAACATCAGCACAACCAGGTATACAACTATCCAATACATTGTATATTGGTGATATTGTAAATAATATGGATTCTTCCTCTTTATGGAATGTAACTACTGGTGATTTACCATCAACAAATCCTGATACTTTTGTTTTCCCCGCTAAAATAGATGTAATAGAGGATACACAGATTGAATCTGATATTAGACCAGTAGCTGGTATTACTGGACTGGGAAATACAATGTATCCCTCTCCACCATTCTATGTTAATGCTGAGTTGTTTAATACTAATGGATCAAACCCTTTAATTAGGGTAGAGAGGAATGGATCATGGTCTAGTTGGGGTGTGTTTCCCACACCTATTACTAATACAGACAAGATACAAATATCTAATAAGTCTTCAGCAACATTTTTAGGATCAGTATTTACTAGTATTAAAGTGGGTGATAGAGAAATATCTCCATGGTCAATTACTACAAATTCTGGTCCAGATACTGAGGCTACATTTACACCACCAGGTGATGCAACTAATGTAGCACCATGTAGTCCTGTTGTTAGTTCTATTATACCAATTACGGGAATTAATAGACCAATTAGTATTACTGCTACAAATGGTGCATTGATTTCTGTTGATTTTGGTACACCAACAGAAATAACTGCTCAAAATCCTGTGACATTTGATCCTGCAATAAATCAATCTATACAAATATACATAACATCTCCTTGTACTGGTGGTACAGCAGTAGATCATGATTATGATCAAAATACACCAGATATAGCTATAGGTTTGGGGCAATCAATATCTACTGTTGTGACTATTGGTTCAGGTGTTAATAATTCCTTTACTTGGAATGTAACAAATTATGCAAATTTACCACCAAAAGCAGAATTAGCTGGTTGTTGGTATAGTAAGAAAGGTGCATGGGTTGATGAGTCTGGTGCTACTCCTGTGATTATGGAGAGTAAAGAAGACGGATATGCTATTGGAACTGTTCTTAGTGTACTAAAAAGTCCTGGTCATGCAACTGAGTCTGATGCTATGGATCAGTATGGTGATTTGAAAGGTACTGATACTTCAGCAATGGGTAGGAGAGATGCTAGGTATCCTGGTTATATTGATTGTGATGGATCAGATTATAATGTTGCTGATTTCCCAGATTTATGGAATGTTATTGGAAATAATTATGATTTGCCAACTGATGATATTGCAACCCCAAGTGTTAATACTGGATATGTTAATGGTGCTTGGATAGGTAGATTTAGAGTACCTGATTACAGGAATGTAAGAATGGTTGGAACTGGTGGTGTTGATGGTAATAAACCATCTTCTGTTGCTATACAAACAAGACCATCAACTGGTCCAGGACAGACAACATTGGATTCTAATAGGGTTGGTGGATATGGTGGATACTGGTATGTTGATAGTGTTGATGTTACAGCAGGAGATCCTTATCCATTCCAACAGGTAGAAGGTGATGTTGATGGTATTTCTGGAACAACTAGTGCTTTCTTTAATCTAGGTACAGTTAGAACATTATTCAATCAAACAATTACTGAAGAAGTTGATTTTTATATTCACGGTCAAGTTAGTGCTCAAATTGGACCTATTTTAGATAAGAGAGTGAATATACCACAACATTCTCATTATTATGTTACTGCACAAACTGATGGTGATAGTGGTGATCCTTTAATTAAATGGGGGGTAAAAGCATTACCTGGAGTAGGTTCAGCACTAACCGCACCAGATGTTATACGGTATCATCAAAACTCCGGCCTAGTTAGTGGAACTCCATCACAACAATTCACAGATTATAGTGGTAGACGGTCACCTCTCTGGGAACCAACCTATTTCAATGCTTTTAATAATCCTAATGTCACTGATGATCAAACACACCTTAACACTGGCCTTGATGCAGTTT